CGCGTGAGTGCCGAGAGTGCCCGCGTTACCGCTGAGCAGGCTCGCGTACTGGCTGAAACCCTCCGTTCCAACGCGGAAGATGCTCGTGCGGCAGCAGAAATCAACCGAAATGCCGCTGAACAGCAGCGCATCGACAATGAACAGACACGTATCAGTCAGGAGCAGCAGCGTGAGACCAAGGAGACAGAACGTCAGCAGACATTCGTACAGAGCCAGGCCGCCCGTCAGGAAGCCTACGAGCAGGCCGAGGCAGCGCGTCAGGAAACCTTCGAGCAAAACGAACAACAGCGCGATGCCGAGGTGGACGCAAAGGTAGCGGACATCACCAACCTTCAGAACAATGTAGCATTCATCAACAAGTCGTTCGGTAAGTACGACGGTGAGCGCGAAATCACGATCCAGCAGGCAAAGAGCGGCAAGTACGTCAACGTGAACGGTGGCGAAACGTCTGCCAGCGGGTACGGCATCAGTACACCCGTGTCACTCAATGCCGGTGACATACTGCTTGTACCGAGTGCGCAGGCTGTTCCTGCTGACGTGAGCGTCATTGCCCGATTGGTTGACCGAACCTACCAGAAGGTCATCGCCTACATCTACACTTATCGTACCGACTATCCCGAACTGCCTGCAACGGCTACGGCTGACTACGACTCGACGCTGGTCTATACCGCCGTGTATGACGAAAGCGGTGATACACCTGTGCTGACAGGATGGACGCGTGACGGACAGACGTACACCACGTTACCTGCCACCCGTGAAGTAAATGAGCAGTTCTACGAGCCGCTGATGAAGCAGGCCGTGTCTGCAATGCCTTCTACGGGTTATTACATCTACCTCTGCCCGACGGCCATGACGGTGGTCGTATCAGGACTGACGGCAACCGTGGACGGAGGTACTGCGCTCGTGGTTGGCTGGGGTATCTTCAAGAACATCACCACCAACTTTGTCGGAGCTCCAGGTCAGTCAGTGTTGGCACAGGCTTTCGCTGTGCTGCTTGCCGCTATCGACGGACTGAAGGCGCAGCTCGAAAATCTGGGCGAGACCAAGGCGGTGAGTATCGACTTCGAGAACTCCCCGAAGTTGTGCGGACAGGACATGTATCTCACCGGTGACGGTGCTCCAGCCTCTCCGAACGTGCCAACGATGGTAGGACAGGAGTATCTGGATGTAACCAACAAGAAGTGCTACAAGGCATTCAGCGTGACAGGTGCCATCAATGACTGGGTATTGTTGAACTAATAAAAGGATAAAGTTATGGCTATCAAATCATACAACAGCAAGGCGGACTATACTGCCGCCGTGAAGCCCACCACCGAGAGTCAGGTGAGCATGATTGAAACAACCCGCGAGATTATCGTGGACGGTGTGAATGTCGTCACCACACATCCTACCGTTGGCGACGTGGTGTTCCTTGACGACCAGAACAAGGTCATCTACGTGAAGGGCGGTGCTTGGATTCAAAAGGCGAACATCCCGGCTGCATGGACGCACGTCGGTTATGTCTATTTCTGCAAGGGTAAGCAGGTGGGCGTAGTACATAAAACGGGTGCTGATCAGAAATGGCTCGATGTGAGTCAGTTTGCATGGACGGATGCTGTGCTCGACGGTGCTGAGCACTCGAAGACCATTGGTCTGCGCTTCGGCATACCAAACTGGGACACCACCACCAGCATTACCTTCACCTATACCGCCACGACGCTGGCCGAGGCTGCTGCCGCCTGCACCGCCGCTATCGAGGCGAAGCTGACTGAGCTCGGTGCATCGCAGGCTACCATCGACCAGTGGTGGGCGTATGCTGACGAAGCGAACAACCGCGTGATCGTGCAGCGAGATAGTTGCACCGACTACCGCTTCTATAACTGTTCAGGGCTGACGCACATCACATGGGGCGATATGCCCACTAATGGCACCAGCGGATTCCGCGTGAATGGCAGAACGACCGACCAAAAGATTATGAATGACGCACGCGGTGCCACATATTACGGTACCGAAGGCGCAACACCTTCTGCCGATGTCCCCCTAAACGCTGCCGGTACCATCGTCAAGAAGGCCGCATTTGAATCATCTCCTTACTGTCAACTGCTTCGCGACACCTACGGCACGTACAAGGAATACATTCACCAGGAATACCGTGTGGCATATCCTCAGAAACTCGGTGTATTCTCGTTGCCGAGCGGCAAGGAGTTGACCACTAAATACGGACCCATGACAGCCCCCACCAAGGCAGGCAGCACGAAGCATAAATTCCCCGCGCTGTGGTACGGCTACAACAAGTCGTTCGGTGTCGGTGGTCTCGACTTCGGCGACTGGTATCTGCCAGGTGTGGCCGAGGGTGCGATGCTGATGCGTGACGAAACGCTCGCAGCTCTCTCTCCAAGCATCAGCAAGATGGGCACCACGACAATCAATAACAGTACGTCCCGTTGGTTCGCCCAGAGGTGCGGCGTCAACGACGCGTGGATCTTCAACGGCGGCTACGGCTATCTCGGCAGCAGCTACGTGTACGGCAGTAGTCGTTGTCAGGCGGTCGCGTTTTTTAGAAATTGATTAGAAACTAAATGCTCTCACGCCATCGCGAAAGCGTGGCGTGAGGCTTACTCTCATGGGAAAGATTTACACCAACTACGACGAATACCTGCAAGACGCTTACGAGCAGCAGGCAGACAAATACAGACGACAGCATGAACGAGCACAAGAAACCACGCGGCAACAAGGCGAAGAATGACAAAGATTCCATTCTCGCCGATGCAAAGAACCTGCTTTACATCCTACACCCAGCCATCCAGCGGATGCCGAAGATAGAACGTATCGAAGGCGCACCTGTAGAGATGAAGTGTGCGGTACAGAATATTATCCGTCACTTCGCTATTGCTAAGGAGTGCCAGGAGGTAAGGCAAGAGCACATCCGTGAGATGTTCGGTGAGTTTGGCATCTTGCTGGCAAACTTCGAGCTCTGCATTGCGCAAGGGCTGCTGACCGATAGCGACAAACTGCGTATCGCCGTGCAGTTGGAACGCATAGAGGAAGGTGTAAGGAAATGGAGAAACGCGAGCCGGTCGCTTAAACGTCAGGAGCAGTCGCAGGTCGGTCAGCAATGACAAGAGGTGACTGTCAGATATGAATAGGGTAAAAGGGAGTCCGGCTATCATGTATAGCAGCATCAGATGTGACTCCGACCAGTACGAACCGTTGGTTCGCCCAGAGGTACAACGTCAACAACGCGTGGATCTTCAACGGCAACAACGGCAATCTCAACAACAACAACGTGAACAACAGTAATCGTTGTCAGGCGGTCGCGATTTTACCGATATTCTTAATTCAACGCTTTTATCTTAATGACTGAAGTTTTGTTCTTCGCGCTGTTGCTTAGCGTGATGTTTTCCACACGGAAAAACAAGCGTTACGGGCGTGATTCGATGGCTTTCGAGATGAACTGGCCACCGCTGCTTGTTCGCTTGATGCGCGAGCTCAACGCAAGGACGTTTTGCATACTCCACAACTACACCTTCCTCGTTTCCATACCCAAGTGGCGCGAGATATTCGCCACCGAGTTTGCCGGTCGTATCGTTGACCATATCCTTTGCGACACGCTGAAGCCGTGGATAGAGCGGACGCTGCACCCGCGAACCTTCAACAACCGCGAGGGTATGGGTTCACAAGCAGCCATTAACCAGGTTATCGAAGACATCTGTGAGGTCAGCAATGGTTACACAGAAACGGCATGGATCATCAAGTGGGACTTAGCGGGATTCTTCCCGAATGCCAACTGCGAATACATGGAATCCTGCTTCATCAGGGTTATAGACCGCTTCCATGACGAGATAGCCGACAAATATGGAGCCTTTATGCCGCCATTCCTGAAGTGGCTGGCAATGATAGCAATTCATTGTTACCCTGCAAAGCACTATGAGAGGCGCACACCCAAGTATCTTTGGGATGCGCATATCAAACCAGAAAAGTCCATCCTGAACAAACCAGACGGCCAAGGTGTGCCGATTGGACGCATGTCGTCCCAGACGGGCATGGGGCTGTATATCAACGACGAAGTAATCTGGTTGAATGAAGACTGCGACATCCGTACCACGGTATTCATGGACGATGGTGTGATGGTAGTACCCAACCGACTAAAACCATACGCCCTCAGTCTGCTGCCCGAACTCCGTAGGCGACTGACTGCAAAGGGTGTGAAGATGAATGACAAGAAATTCTATTGTCAGCAGCACTGGAAAGGGCTTGAATTTCTCGGCTCACACATCCACCCCTGGAGTGTGATATTAAACGATGCAACGTGGGCGCGATGTTTAGCAAGAATTAAAGAATACAACAAACTGTCAACGGTCGAGAAATATCAAGAACTCGACCGTTTTATTTCGACCATAAACTCATACACAGGACTACTGAAGAACCGCACCAGTTATAAGCGGATAATGGTGCTACGAGATTTCATCTCGCAGGATTGGCGGCAGTGGTTGGATTGGGACCAGCGACGGCTCTGTGTCGTGAGTAAACCCCAGCACACATTTCGCCAGAGATTATGTAAGAAGTATAATCTCAAATTGAAGCGAATATGAAACAAACAGAAATCATTGAGGCTACCAACACTCAGGAGAGTATCATCCTCGACCGCGAGGCTAAACTGTCATCTACCGACTACATCGCCGCCAAGATTGCGGAAGGTAAGGCTACTAAGACAGAATATGCCGACAAGATAGCCGAGCGTCAGCAGTGGCGCGACGACATCAACGATGCCAACGCAGAAATTGAGCGACTAAAGGCTATCGAGCCTGACCCTGAAGATGAACCTATCACCGATGAATAATGGCATACACAAGTGGACTTCTCAAACACCGCGTGACCATCCTGAACAGGACGGAGGCACAGCCGGGCAAGTTCGGACTCGACAGCGGAGGCGTTGAGTTCGAGTCTGCCGGTACGGTGTGGGCAAGCGTCGATTGGGCGAAGGGCAAGGGCGCGATGAATGCCGGTTCGCTGGATGTATATGGCGTAGTGATGATCCGTATGCGCTACAACACCGTCGTCAATGAGCGCAGCCGAATCCTCTATGACGGCAAGACGTATCAGATTATCGGCGAGATGTTCCATGCCGACCGTCAGGAAAACACCATCCAGTTTCATGCCCAGCAAGTAATTAACGACAAATAAGGAACTTTTGGAGCAGCGAGAGCCATGATGCTTGCATCTTTGGCCGAGTCGTGACAACAGTCAAAACAAAGTTTTAACATGGCAAAACAGAAGACAATCGCAATTATTCACTTCAACACGCCGGAGCTGACGGAGGCTTGCATCCTGAGCATCAGGAAGCAGGGCTGCGACTGGCCGGTGGTGGTGTTCGATAACAGTTGTGAGGTGACGTGGCCTGCCGGAGAGGACATGCCCGAAAGAACCATCGAGGCGCACCCGTTCACCCGAAAGATGAAGGGCGTGAAGGTCATCGACAACACGAAGCGGCAGGTGATAGATTTCGAAAGCACCTTAGCGGCTTTCGCAAACAAGACCGAAGCGCATGCAGCTGTCAATGGTTGGGGAAGCGATGTTCACATGATGACGGTTGACAAGCTCTTCGACCTGCTGCCGGATGGGTTCGTGCTGGTGGAGAGCGACGTGCTCTTGCGGGAGAATCCGCAAGCACTGTGGCGGGAGGAGTACAGCTTTTGTGCATACGTGCAGCGGCAGCAGCGGGGTAATAGGTTCGGCATGGGCAGGATCCTGCCGATGCTGTGCTATCTCAACGTGCCGAAGTTCAAGGCTGAGGGCGTGAGATATTTCGACCCTGACAGGTCTTGGATGCTGCATCCCGACGAGAATGACCGAAGGAACTGGTACGACACAGGCGCAAGCCTGTTGGAAGACGTGCTGAGTCATCGTCCACGGCTGAAAGGCCTGCACGTTGACATCCGTCCGA